AGATGATCTGGCATTGATAGCCATCTCTTCCAAATCGGAAGGAGAGGCCCCAATGATTTCTCGGGCTCCAAGGCCCTTCAAGGTCGCTAGGCGCTCCACAGCGGAACGATGAAGGACTCGGTAGGAGTGGGAGAAGATATCGCCGACGTCACCGACGGCGAGATCCCTCCACCCTACAGAGCCAATCATCGTCCAGACGCGCGACAAACTATCCAGTTCTAAGGGTTTCCCCTGGAGAACTGTGTTGTAAATCGCTCGTCTGGCCCACTGAGGAGCAACCTGACGCAGCTCCACCTGAGAGTAAGGCTTAGGAGCTGGCAAGCCAAAACCACCCAAGTCACGAGGTAAGCAAGGAGGGAAACCCCTCTTTGCTGCCCAGGCGACAACTCCAGGATGAGCGCCAAATCCAATTTGGCGGATCAACCTGTGATTTTTGGGATGCTTTTCGCAAGCCAGAGCAATGGTTGGACCCACGGTGACCCACCAAGGAGCGAGGGAACGATCTTCAGGCAAATGCCCTGGGATCGTAACCAAGCCACGAAGTGGGAAACCGATAGGCCCTTCCATCGCCCCCAATCCCCAAGGGACGAGCGTGAACGACTTAGTCCAAGTAGCCTTACGGGAGCCGCCAGGTGGTTGTGCAGCAACCTGTGAGTAAGTTCTCACAGCCTGCTTAGCACTAACACCTGGGCGGACTCTAGTAAGCCTAACTTGGCGGTTCTGTCTCTCTAACGGAATATTCACTCTGGAGACCTTAAAGACCTCCTCGGTAAAGATGCCGTAGAAGAGCGAGGATAAGTGCTTTGAAGGCCCTGAGAACTTCATACCCGTCAAGGATATGTTGTGCTCATAGGCCTTTCGAACACTTACCTTCCAGAACCCGACTAAGTCGTCCCCACAAATCCTGTAGGGTTGGGGTCCTAAGCCTTCACTCCGACTTGACTTGGACCGTACTGTACTGATGGCGGAGTCTGCACTCCACATATTCGCCAAGCAGAGGATGAACCAAGTGAGCGGTAATCCCATAAGGATTCCGCAAGACGAGGATTCAATCATCTGCTTGTCAGGATATGTGACGTGCATTGGACCCAACAAGTCCAACCCGACCTGTCTTAATTCTGAGAATAAACCAATCCCGTTACAGTAACCCAACCACAACGCCTTAGCGACGTCGTGGTGTAGGTTATCTGTAGCAGCGGAAAGGTCCGCGCTCAGGATCTCGACAGGTCCAGGGACTCCGTCCCCTAATGCGGAGGACACTGCCTCTAGGTGATCTCCCCTTAGGACCTCACTCACCCTCTTATCCTTTCGGAGAGAGGAGAGTGCGGTCTTTCGGAGGAGATGGCCTAGAGCAACAGCGCTCCCGGGCGACTTAGTTACGACACGAGC